GGCCCTCAGTGCCTTCGTTTTCCTCAGTATAAACCTGGGCAGATAGAGGAGGAAGCAAAACTGGCTTAGACGTAGGCAATGCGAATTCAATATCCTCAAACCATGCAAATAGGGAGAATGAAGCGGACGGAGGAGGAGACTCTCCTGATTGGATGGGGTTGAGCGGAACAATATACAAAGTACCCATATTAGAGTGTGTGTCCACGAGATTGTAGTGGGACAAAGGTGCACAATATGGGATTTTGATCTCGACTGGAGCTCCATTGGCTAAATCTATTTCAACCCCAGGATATCCAGTGGCATTTTGGATCGTTCCAGTTCGAGGTCTATTGCACTCATCATCAAATGGGGCAAAGAACATCCAATATTTTCCACTCATGAATGGTGTTGCATTGAAGGTAAATTTTGCTTTGACATTTGCTCGCAGAAACGTGAAATAATTCAATTTATCGACGACATTTGTTGAAACATTTAGAATTGTGTCGGGAAATTTGTAACTCAATTCCGTAAGAATGTCGTTAATTTGGCCCGTTGCGATCAAGACAGGTCTAGACAAAATGTCAGTAATAGAATGAACGCGATCATCGTGAGCCATGGAAGTCCACTCAGAAGGTGTTGAAATTGAAGGTTTCATATAATTTTGGATTTTAACATCATCCACGAATTTGGTAATTTGTTGAGTTTCAATTGTTTTACTTGCAGCGATCATTTGAGTTTTCAAAACTAACAGCCCTATGATCAATGTAGCTGTCCAAAAGTGCCGGATGCATAGCCTTTGTTTAAGGTGGCACACATGCATCAATAGAGAATTGAATTCTCTCCACCCATCCAATTGGATGACCGGGGACCGGGCTTTGCTGCTATCATCATACGGCAATCGATGATAGCCCCTAGCCCCGGTTTTCTGTAATTGCTAGCAAGTGGTATACAAGCAGAAGGCCACAAAAGGACCTCGCAAGTAAACCATCTCACTCCAATCATGTGTTATCGGGTTCCGTTCCATAATCCAGTTCACGTAACAATTCAATGCGAAAAGCGCACACCATATACCAATGGTAACCCATCGAGCTGGATGCTTACTCATGATAAAGGACAGAACACACACATCCACCATCAAAATAATGAGGGAAGCATGTAATATCCAATAGAGAAAGAAAAACGCGTATCCAACAAGTGACCGAAAATGGGGAATGTTAATTTCCACAGTGGTCTCCACATTCACCTCAACTTGTGCAACAAGGTCGAAGGTTTTGCCATACTTAGCCATTTCACTGTCTCTATACTCATCATAAGTAAGGATCTCAGGGTCCAAATTCTTTTCCAATGCGGCCGCACGCAATTTACTAGTCCAGAAATCAAAAATTTCACGGCCATGCAGACTCAATTCAAAACAAGCTGTTTCAATATTTTCGATTGTCCTGATGTCACGATCCATTCGACCACGAATCCAATTTGGAATCTCAAGCACACTTTCCAATGCCAGAGGAGCTAGGAAAGTCTTCTCATCATCATCCCAGACAAATCCACGTTTCAAATATGCAATTTCAGAAATTCGTCGGTATGGTATCATCTCACCAGACTTGCTCTCGTCAGTATAAACCATTCCCATTGTGCCATATCCTTCAGCAATTGTCACTTGATTAAACCATTCAATGACGTGGGATGAGATATTGATGCAGTTGTCATCACCATAAGACACCATCGACACATGTTTGTTGAAGTCTTTCATATTTCTTTGTTCCTTCGGAGCCAATTTCATCCACACATATCTCATTGAGATAGAGTTGTAAATGGAATTGATAATAGCAGTCAATGGG